CGGGTACTGCCCAGCTATTACCAAGGGCTTTGTATCGAGGTCCGTCAGGGCATTCGCTGGCGGGCTTCTTGCGCCAAGGGATTGCGGTGTAGTTGTCAGGAAACCCTTGCAGGCGCTCACATTCAATCGGAGTTAGTCGCCGCACTTGCATGGATGTTTGCATCACAGCAGGCACTTGGCACGCCTGTAACTGAGCCGTGGGCTTTGGATCAAGCCCCCGAGAATCGCCACCTGATTGCCAGTCAAACGCCTGGGCATCGAAGCCGCCCCCGATGGTAGGAATCAGCGTCTCCGATTCCGCATCCAAGCGCTGCTGCCCCCCCGCATTGAGGCACATGGAAATCAGGTGCCCTGCCTGTCCTTGGTTGTCGTCTGCGCCACAAGTTCCAACGCCGTTTGCAGTGAGGGCGGCAACGCACGGCCCCTTTTCTCTGCTCGGCGCAGGATGCCCTTGCAGGCTGTGCTGCTCAAAAAGAACCGCTGCGGCACGGTGCCAGTCTCCAAGATATCCGACAACGAACACACGCTTGCGTCTTTGGGCCACTCCGAAATACTGAGCGTCAAGCACCCTGTATGCGAACCCATACCCGCACTCTGCCAGCCCTCCGAGGAAGGAGCCAAAGTCCCGTCCTCCATTGGAGGACAAAACGCCGGGGACGTTCTCCCAGACCACCCACTGGGGCCGATATCGTTTAGCAATGGCAAGAAAGGTAAGCATGAGGTTGCCACGCGGGTCATCCAATCCTTTTCTGAGTCCTGCGACTGAGAAGGATTGACAGGGGGTTCCTCCGCAGAGAACATCGATAGTTGCATCAGGCCACTCCTTGAACTTGGTCATGTCCCCAAAATTTGGGACGCTTGGATAGTGATGTTTTAACACCGCACATGGGAAGGGTTCTATCTCGCTGAACCCAACTGCTTCCCAGCCAATAGGATTCCAGGCAACACTTGCCGCCTCAATTCCAGAGCACATAGATAGAAAGTTCATCGCTTGCCCTTCAGGTACTTCCTGATGCTCTTGATTGCGAAGCTCTCAAATGCCCGCGTCGGCGGTAGCGGGGTGGTATGCAAACCACGGGGCCACACACCAAATTTCTCGCGGTAATTCGCAAGAGCACGCTTGTCTGTCCACGATCCTGTCTGCACTTTGTACTGCGCCATTGACCACCACGCTTGTTTGTCATCGCGTGACATGGAGCCCAGTTCTTCCATCTCACCGGGTACAGAAACGACTGCACTCTTGCGCTCCCGCTCATGCCCGCAGTTCAAGCAAGTATCAGAACCACGGGGCCACAAAGCTCCACAGGCAGGGCACTTGGATTCTTTCTTCTCCTTCTCGTCGGGTTCCTGCTTGGCCTTCTCCTTGCCGTCTTCCAGTTCACTTACACCGTTCTCAAATACATCCTCCCAATCTTCTCTGAACCGGAGATAGTTACCCGAATGGTCAAGCCACAACCCGAAAGTTTTTCCGGGGTGTGTTCTCATCACACGCCCCATTTGCTGGATATGTGATGACAATGATTTACTAAATGGCCGCGCAGATACTCCAATCTTTACAGCAGGTGAGTCGAACCCCTTGGTAAGGATATCCGTAGCAATTAACCCGACAATATCTGAATCGGGTTTATTGAAGTCATCAATAATATCCCGCTTGAAATCATTATCATCACGGTAGGATATTGATACGAAGTTATATCCCTGCTCTTGGAACTTCTGTTGTAAATCAATACCATGATCCACGCCCGCACAGAACACGATAGTTTTCTCAGGCTTACCGAATACTTCATGGGTTTTCTTCACCCACTCAGCAACAATATCTCCCGTGATCTTCTTGCCGCGTGATGTAACTTCGTCCTGTGACCATTCCCCCGCTACTTTCTTGGCACCCTCCATGTCAATCTCTTTGGCTATAAACACGCGAAGGGGAACGAGAGAGCCAGCCTCTACCAGTTTCTTCGTGGTAATGGGGGATACGACATGGGAATAGATGGACCCCAAACCTTTTGTGAATGGGGATGCGGATAGGCCAATGAATTTTACATGCGGGTTGTTTCGGATGAACTCCAGCGTGGCTGCTCTTGTTTGATGCGCTTCGTCGATGATGAGGAGGGAGAGGCCGGGGAACTCTCCGCGCTTCTCGATTGTCTGCGCCGAACAGACTTGGATCAGTTCATGTGGCCGGTATCTCCAATGCCCTGATTGGAGAACCCCGTGGTCAATTTTGTACTTGTCCAGGCGCTGGGAGGTTTGATCGCACAGAACGATCCGGTCCAGCAGCATCGCCGCTCGGGTGCCCTTGACCCGGCAGGCTTCCAGCATGGCGATAGCGATCTCTGTTTTACCACCACCTGTGGCAAGGTACAGAAGGATCGCTTTGTGCCCGTCTTTGAAAGCCTCGCGCAGCATGTCTAACGCTGCGTCTTGGTAGTCGCGTAGTTTTAGCATGTGTATCCTCTGCCAGCACTAGCCCGCTGGCGTGGGCGTGGTTAGTTACGCAACGAAGTCACGGCACTTGATCTTCGCTATCAACCGATGACCACTGCGTGTGTTCAATTCGGTCTTCGGCCTAGCAACGATGCCCTCTGCCTCAAAGTTACCCCACGTTGATTGAATGCCCCGCTTCGCCCATGCAACCGCGTCGTGCAGTGTTCCCTCCCCAATCACTGGCACTACGTCTAGGCCAAGTTTCTGCGCCACATCATGAACGTCAGCACGCTGGAGCCACCACTGGCCCACACGCACATCAAACAGCACAAAATCTTGGTCTGCGCGGTAGTTCCCGCCAACCTTCTGAATCTTGGCTCCGTAGCCTTCTCCGTACAGAACCGCCTGACCATGACCCGCCCACCGGGCGTCCGGGAACATCTCGCCTAGCTTCTCAGCCAGCGGCAGAAAGCGCTCGTTTAAGCGGGCCACCAGTTGCGCGGGAATCTGTGCATCGTCGGTACGGCCACCAAAAGTAATGCCTCCGTCCTTGAAAATCACGCGGATGTTCGTGCCGTCTACCTTCTCGGTAAATGTCCAGACGTTACCAGCTAGGTATTCAAACTCTGGCAGCGTCCATTGGCCTTCCATCAGCGTCTTGCGCTTGCTCTCCATGTCGCGCTTGTAGATGCTCTGAATCTTGTGGTACTCGCTCATACTTCCTCCTTCTTCAGCTTGCGCTGCAGGGATGCAACGGTTCGCTTAAGTTCAGAGTTCTCCCGCTGAAAGGTGTCCCGTGAAATTTTGAGGCTCTGGTTCTCAATCTCCAAGATGCGAATCTGCTCCCGCAGTTCTGCGATGGTTTCGCCTGCCGCCTGCTTCTCCTCTTCGCTGGCTTCCATCGCTTCCACCGCAAGCCGGTCGCTCAGGCGCTGGTTCTCGGCCACCAGTTCTTGCACCGCTTCGTCCCGCTCGGGCGTTAAATTTGTCGGTTCCAACGGGGCTTCAACCACGTTGTTCAACTTGGCAGGCTTCTTCGGAGCGTTAGTTTTAACGGTGGAAACTTTGACGCCGCCGTCCATCTCCAACTTGACAGCAGTGACAAGCTGCGGGCTCACGCCACAGATGCGTGCCATCTCGTTGACAGACAAATCACCCCATTCAAAGTCGTCCAGTAGGGTCTGCACGCACTTCCGTTTGTCGGCATTGCTCCGCCGTAGGCCGTGGTCCCGGTTCGCACCCAGGCTGTAGAGGATGGCATCACGCAGGGTGCCTGTCCGCACATCGGCTTGGATGCTTGTCTTGCCCAGGCGCTTGACGGCATGCAACCTATGGAAGCCATCAGCCAAGTAATACTCCACGCCGTCGTGGTAGACGACTACAGGCGGGAACTCGTCGCCCGCTTGCATGGCCTCGGCGTAGTCCGATACCGTATCCTCGCTGATCGAAGCACGGGACTGGGTGCCCTTGTCAATGATGATGTTGTTGATGTTGAGTTTTTTCATGGTGTTCAAAAGTTAGGCCGAAGGCGTGCGGCCTGTTCACGTTAGGGTCAGGTTCCGCAGGTCTTTACCTTGCCGTCGCGTGTGTAGGCCACAGTCGCACCGCTCGTGAATTGCAGGTACTCAACGCCATCCACGCACACACGGGCGTAGCCGGTCGCCGTTGCCACTTGGCGGTCAAACCAGCCGCAGCCGGTCAACAGAATCGCGGCACTCAGGATCATTGCAATTTTCATGTTTCCTTCTCCTTGATGTTTAGCCTGTTCACGTTAGGGCGCTTCACTTGGCCGCCATGTAAGAAAGCCAGAACGGCCAAAACATCGCCTTGTAGAATCCGTCTGCCGGGCTCGGACCCCAGGCGCACGGCTGCTGTGCCTTGCGCTCGCATTCGGCCTTGTGCTCTCGCTGAGCCCTCTCGCTGTCCACTGTGGCTGGGCCGAAGCAGATCACAAAGATGATGAAATAGGCCGCGCCAAACACCACTCCAATCCGTTTTTGAATGCTCATTGGTTCTCCTTGATGATCTTCGCGTCCTCCACCTCGGCAGGCCGCACCATTGCCGCTTCCACCAGACGGCGGAACACTTCGCTCGGCACTTGCACCGCTGGCACCACTGCACTGTGCTGGTACAACGCTGCAACCAGATGCTTCATCTGTTCGTTCATGCTAACCTCCTGTTGCCTCAATGCACTAGGTAGAAACCCCTAGTTGTCATCAGGTAGGATCAGTGTAGCATCGGGGCTCTGGAGGTGCAAGATGAACTTGATTGAAGAGAACAGGATGCTGAGAGAGCGCATCGCTGTGCTGCAGGATCACATTCATGCTGGGATCAACTGCGGTCATTTCTGTGCGCTGCCGGAGTGTGCCAAATTTTTATCAGGAGAACAACGTGACCAAGATGCAACTAGCCAAGCACGCACTAAGGTTGTGGAACGTGCGCCATGTTCCGAAGAGCGTCAACCGTTCTAACGCCCGCAAGTGGCTCCGCTCAGTGGAACTGCTGGGGGACAAGTGGCTTCTCATGAAGAAAGTGCAGAGGAGCGTGCAATGACCCTTGACGAAATGTGGGCGAGGCTTGAGGCGCATCAGCCTTTCGCTGACCAGAGGGGCTACGGCCCTGCGTGGAAGCAGATGTGCGAAGAGCGTACTCGCCAAACTGCTGATGCCGTGGGAGATGTGTTGTGGCGGGATTTCCGCGAACACATGCCGAATCCAGCGTTGTATGCGGCGTGGGCAGCGTGGTCGGCTGGGTGGGCAATGTGGAATGTGGAACAAGTGTCAGAGCAACTGAACAAATCGGAGGTGCAATGAAGAAACTTCCCAAAGGCTGTGACTATCAAGGTCGTTTCCCCGAGGCCGCCGAGGCGGCAACAGAGGTGGGCCAGGAGGACGAGGAGCAAGCAAACCTCGTTTTCTTGTGGGCCGTGGTGGCAATCCTTGTAATCACCATCATCGCCATTGGCGTGGCGATCTGGGGGGAGGGGCAATGACTGACCGTGAACTTCTTGAGGCCGCTGCGAAGGCATGTGGAATCGACGGTGCCTATGGGGTTGCATCAGACGATTATTACTATGATGGAAACGTCGAAGGAATCCTGACGATTTTGCCGGACGGGCAGAGTTATGTCTGGAACCCCCTCACCGACGATGGCGATGCCCTGCGGCTGGCGGTCAATCTGCAAAAACTAGGCGTCGAGCTTCGACTTGGAAGAACAAACTTTTTGGTGGGAGTTGGAATTGGTCCGTATTGGTGTGAAGAAGTAACCGATCCAGACCCCTACGCCGCCACTCGCCGCGCCATCGTGCGTGCTGCGGCAGAGATCGGAAAGGAGATGAAATGAAACTGACAACCACCGTCACCCACGAGATTGACTTCACTGTCTCGTATTTTGAGCACGCCGAAGGCGGCATGAACTCTGACACCTTTGGAAAAACTGTCAATGATTTGTCCTCTGCCGTTCGCCTGCTGGAACTGGCCAAAGTGCAGCACCCAGAAAACGATTGGGTGATCGTTGCCGACGTTAGCACTCAGGTCGGTGGCAAGTCGGCGTGAGTGCATTCAACCGAAAGGAGCAAGACATGAACTGGAGAAAAGGACCGCCACCCAGCATCGGCTGGTGGCCTGCGAGCGTTTCGAGAGATCCAAACAGCCTGCGCTGGTGGAATGGAAAACATTGGAGCATGAGCGT